CTTGAAAAGGTAATACCAAAGGCAGCAGCTATGCTTCCACAGGGTGAATTTGAAGTGAAAATTGATAATGAAGATTTCATTGGATATATTGACCTTCTTGCACCTGCAAAAGTATTTCAAAGAGAAGTTGAAGTTCCAAACCAATATGACATTTATGACTTCAAATATTCCAACAATGTTTCCAACTATAAGAAGTCACAACAGCTTCACTTATATAAATACTTTTGGGAAAAAGAAAACCCTGGGAAGTTTATCAGGAAAATGTACTTCTTATTTGTACCAAAGACAAGCATTAGACAGAAGAAAACAGAAGACTTATATCAGTTTAGAAAAAGACTTGCTGATGAATTGGACAAGCTTGAACCACAACTGGTTGAAATTGAATATGGTCCTTCAAAGGTCATTGAATTCATGGTTGATGTAAAACATGTACTGGAAGCAGAAGACTTCCAAAAAGATGAAAGTTATTTGTGTAACTTTTGTGAATATCAAGATTATTGTCAGAAAGGATGGGATTATATGTTACTACCCAAAAATGAAAGAAGAAACATTGAAAAAATAGAAAAGAAGGTTGTTTGGATGTATGGTTCACCATTCAGTGGAAAGACCACATTTGCAAACAAGTTCCCTGATCCACTAATGCTAAACACTGATGGAAACATCAAGTTTGTTGATGCACCTTACATTCCTATCAAAGACCAGGTGTCAGTTGAAGGAAGAATGACCAAAAGAACACTTGCATGGCAGACATTCAAGGAAGTCATTGCTGAACTTGAAAAGAAACAAAATGACTTCAAGACAATCATTGTTGACTTACTTGAAGACACTTATGAACATTGCAGACTTTACATGTATGACCAAATGGGAATTACCCATGAAAGTGATGACAGTTTCAGGGCATGGGATAAAGTCAGAACTGAATTCCTTTCAACTTTGAAGAAACTGATGAACTTGGACTATGAAAATATTATCCTTATCAGTCATGAAGATACATCCAAAGACATCACCAAAAAAGGTGGGGATAAGATTACAGCTATCAAACCAAACCTTCAAGAAAAGACAGCAAACAAGGTTGCAGGAATGGTTGATATTGTGGCAAGGGTTGTGGCTGATGGTGAAATCAGAACCTTATCATTCAAGACAAATGAAGTGATCTTTGGTGGTGGAAGATTGACAGTCAGTGATAAGGTCATCCCACTGGATTATGATGATTTCATGTCAGTGTATGAAGAAGCCAATGCCAATTCAAAGGGTGGAAAGAAGAAAGCTGCAGAAGCACCAAAAGAAGATCAAAAGTCATCAAGAAGTGGCAGAAGAAGATCCAAGGATGCTGCAGAAGAAGAAAAAACTGAAGAAGCAAAAAATTTTACAGAAGAAGTTCAAGAAGATAAACCTGAAGAAGTAAAAGTTGATGAAGTTGAATCTGAATCAAAGGATGAAGCTGAAGATGAAAAGTCATCAAGACGTTCAAGAAGAACCAGGAATTCAAATGATGAAGAAGCTTCAGAATCCACTGAATCAGATGAAGAAGCTGAAGATAAATCATCAGGAAGGACAAGAAGAACAAGAAAGAAAAGGGGTGAATAAGACGTGAAACTTGAAATGAATGCTGCTGATTTAAAGTACCTGATGGATGTTTGCAAGCTTTCTGTTGACAAGGGTGGTATAAGACCAGCTTTGGAAATGATCGCTTGCAGAGCATCAAACAATGGCACCATGACAGCAACTGCACTGGATGGTTACAGGATCCACAGCGTGACAGTTCCATGTGAAATCACTGAAGGGGATGTTCAATCAATCCTACTGATCCCACTGGTGAAGGTTCCATCAAAGACCAAGCGTGTGATCATTGAAACCCTGGATGAAGAAGTCATTTATGATTTCATGACCAGTAAGCAAGTCATCAAGGTTGAAGATTTAGAATTTCCAAATCTTGAGTTGCTTCCAAAGGATGATCCAGCTTTCAGCATCTATGTGAACCCAAAGTACATGGAAGATGCTTTCAAAGCTTTCAGGAACCACGAAACAGTGAAGATTGAATTCTATGGTGAAACCAGTCCAATTATGGTGAAGCACCATGAAGATTACGCTTTTGTATTACCTAAGAAAGTAAACGAAAACAACTATTAAAAATTGAAAGGATATGGTGAAAAAATTATGAGTAAAGCATGGGAAAAGTTTGATAAGGCAATTGACGTTGAAGGACTTCAGAAGGATGTTCAGGAAGCTGCAGAAAACAATCAGAGTTTTGAAGAAGTGCCATGTGGCACATATGAAGTGAAGGTTGAAAAGCTTGAACTGGTTGAATCAAAAGCAGGGGATCCAATGGTGACTTGCTGGATGCGTATTCTTGATGGAAAGTTCAAGAACAGCATGATCTTCATGAACCAGGTCATCACACAAGGTTTCCAAATCCACATTGCAAATGAGTTTCTAAGAAGCCTGGATCCAGGAATGGATGTGGAATTCAAGACCTATTCACAGTATGGTCAGCTTCTCATGGATATTCATGAAGCAATTGATGGAAAGCTTGAATATGGCTTGAAATACGGTGAAGGCAAAAAAGGCTTCAGCACTTATGAAATCACTGATGTTTGGGAAGTTGAGTAATTAATGTAAAGCTGGGGATGTAATCAATTTTACATCCCCAATTTCCCTACACTTCAACCTATACGGAAAGGAAGTGAAAATAATGCTGTTTTATGACTTTGAAGTATTCAAATATGACTGGTTGGTTGTGGTTATTGATGTAACGAATAAAAAGGAACATGTCATTGTGAATGATGTGGATAAGCTTCAAGAACTTTATGATAACAACAAGCATGATATTTGGGTTGGTTACAATTCCAGGAATTATGACCAATACATATTAAAGGCTTTGTTGTGTGGCTTTGATGCAAAGAAAATAAATGATTACATCATAGTTCAAGGAAAGCAAGGGTGGAAATTTTCAAGCTTATTAAACAATATCCCATTAAATAACTATGACATAATGACCAGCTTTCATGGTTTGAAGCAACTTGAAGGGTTTATGGGTAACAGCATCAAGGAAAGTTCAGTTCCATTTGATATTGATAGAAAGCTGACACCCGCTGAAATAGAAGAAACAGTTAAATATTGTCGGCATGATGTTGAACAAACCATTGAAGTTTTCATTCAAAGGAAAGAAGAATTTGAAAGTCATATTTCCTTGATTAAGGCTTTCAAACTGCCGCTTTCATATATATCCAAAACAAAGGCACAACTTTCTGCAATTATCCTGGGTGCAAACAAGAAAACACATAATGATGAATTTGAAATCCAATTTCCTGATACTTTGAGGATTAAGAAATATAAAGAAGTGCTGAATTGGTATAAGAACCCTTTAAACAGGGATTACAGCAAGACATTTGAATTGGAAGTGGCTGGTGTTCCACATGTGTTTGCCTGGGGTGGGTTGCATGGTGCGCTTCCCAAATACAGCGGAGAAGGTTATTTCATCAATATTGATGTGGCTTCCTATTATCCAGCATTGATGATTGAATACAACTTCATTAGCAGGAATATTTCAAACCCAAATAAGTACAGGGAAATCAGGGATGAAAGATTAAGGCTGAAGGCAGAAAAGAACCCAATGCAAGCACCTTATAAAATCGTTCTGAACAGCACTTATGGTGCAATGAAGGACAAGAACAATGCTTTATATGACCCAAGGCAAGCAAACAATGTTTGTGTTGGTGGTCAACTTCTGCTGTTGGATTTAATTGAAATGCTTGAAGGTAATTGTCAATTGATTCAGTCAAATACTGATGGTTTGATTATCAAGCTATTCAAGGAAGATGATTATGAACTAATTGATGATATTTGCTATGAGTGGGAACAAAGAACAAGGATGCAGCTTGAATTTGAATCTTATAAAAAGATATTTCAGAAGGATGTAAACAACTATGTAATTGTTGATTTTGATGGTGGTTACAAGTCAAAAGGTGCTTATGTGAAGAAGCTGAACAGCATTGATTATGACCTTCCAATTGTCAATAAGGCACTGAAGGAATATTTGCTTCATGGTATTCATCCAAAACAAACTATTTATGAATGTAATGATTTAAGGGAATTCCAAAAGATTGTGAAGGTGAGCAGTAAATATTTATATGCCTTATACAATCCAATGGTTACTGAAGAAAAGGTTCGGGATAAAGATGGAAAACTGAAAACCATAAAAGTTTTCACAGGGGGTGAAATCCAAAAAGAAAAAACATTCAGGGTATTTGCTTCAAAATTACCTTCAGACGGTGGAATATACAAGGTCAAAAGTCATGATAAA